GCTTGCTAAATCTATCATCGACTGCACATCTTGTGCAGTGTTAGGTCCTGTTGATGAAATTATTTTATTTCTATAAGGAGTACGTTTAAGTGCATTAACATTATTTGTTACAGTGTTTGTGCCTGGAGTAAATGTTGTATCGTTGAGACTCTGGGGTACAATTTTAGTCGTGCCGCTGGCAGCTCTACTTTGTTGGCTAAAGAACGCCTGCGCATCACTAGCTAAACGTTGTCCTACAGATGCTATTCTGCCAAAGAACCCACTGTTAACTGGTGTAGTTGATTGATTAGTTGCAGATACTGTAGATCCGCCTGGATTTTTTGTTAAATCTAATACTTGATTAAGATTAGTTGTGCCAGCAATGTCACCATTCAATGAAGAAAGACTTTCTATGAAAGGGAAACCAGCACTAAAATCCGGAGTTCCTGTTATTGGTGAAGTTACTGACTGGAATAAATCTGTTAATGCACCTAATGATGTGCCGTTACTTACTAAATTGTTGGATCCAGGATTGCTCGATTGTGCTGTTGGATTGTCTAGTCTAATTTGTGTTTGTGCATCATTGAATTCTACAGAATTATTATTTGGTACAAATACGGTATTCCTTGGATCTTGCCCACTTAGGATATCTTTAACTGTTTGCGCTAGTTCTGTTTCTGCTAATCCCTTTAGATCTGTATTATTGGTTTCCAAATTTTGAAAAGTCCTAAACGCTGTAAACAATGCACTACCTATACCAGCGGCATCTGTTCCCCTGTCACCACCTATGCCACTTTCAGATAGTATTGTGTCAATTGCATTAACGAAACCTCCTGGGCCTAATATACTTTCTACTCCGCCGCCTTGTGGTGTAAGTGGACTTGGTGACTTGTCATAATGTAAATCACCAAAGCCGACTACTGTTGAGGTATTGACGTCTCCGGTTGCATATAGCACTGAAGTAAAGTCTACAGTCATTCTGTGCCTCATTGATCCATTTGCACTAGAATCATGTGTGTCGTGTTGGAAAGACGTTATAATAGGGTTTATTAAAGTATATTCGCTGAATCTTTTTTGATGTAAGCTATACACTCTAATGGCATTAAGATATTGTGCGGTACTAAACTGATTTGTCTTCCGCGGCGTATAACCAAAATCGTTTAACCCTGTGGCGCCTTCTGCTAATCCTGGCACAAAAACTTCGCCGCCTTCTACTCTTGGTCTATACTTAGAATTTCTGTAGTATGTAGGATTAACTTGTCCTGACTCAGATCCCGAAGATGACTTGTAACCTAAATCTGTGTCGCGATAGTAATGTGTTAAGTAGTCAAACCAAAAGTGTCTGACTACATCTGCTGAATCGTCATGGAATTCTATTTCTATAGACGGGTACCTAAGTTTTGTTTGTACAATATCTTTTCTATTGTAACTGTTTAACTGTTTATTATCGACTGTGTATCGTGGTAAGCTAACTGACCTAACCAACATCCCAGTTTCTAGTTGCTTGGTCTTAGCATACGATGCTGTACTAGAAAAGTCAAAAAACACATGGTATAGCCAAGTATACTTAGGAGACAACCTATAGTTGTCAGTAACCATTAGTCTACTAGCGTGTTTAAAGTCTTTGACTGTGTCGCCAGTACCTAGTTGTTTTAAAAAATTATCAAATATATTTGGCATAGAAGGAACCTTATATGGTATTTATCCCAAAAAAATACCCGGATTTTTTGTCCGGGTATTTTTTATTGTTTACTTTAGATGTTAACCACCACCTGTAACTAGTGTACCTAAAGTTCTTCCTACCGCTGATCCTACGCCTGTGCCAGTTGGTGTCTGGACTGCGTTATCATACATGACTGTTAAATCAATTTGCGCAGGATTATTGTTATCGTAAGCCATGTCGCCGTAGTTAACTTGACTAACTAACGCTCCATAAAGTTCCCATGTTTCTAGTACATTGGCTTCGTTTGCTCCGTTACCACCATCTAGCATTTCAAACTTAAGAACAAATTTGTAATCAATTCCTGCACTTGCTGATGCTTGTTCTGCAAAATCGAATTGTTTCTGAATTTGCTCGCCTACCAGCTTGCTTACGTTACCGCCAGCATCGTCACGTAGGTTGACTGTAATATCCTGCCATTCTGGCTTACCTATCAACTTTACTTTACTGTTGTACACATCAAGTGTGATTGGGTTAAAGTTTAAATTTGGTCGAGTAATACCTATTACTTGTTTTGTAAGTTCTACTTTTTCGCTACTAACACCAAAGTTTTCAAATATCGCTCGGAAGCGGTATCTCATCTTTGGCATTAATAAACCTTGAGTACTTGCACTCTGGTCTGTACTTAAAGGTACTGTAAATCTATTTAATGACGATATTGCCATGTTATGTTCTCCTGTTATAAGTATTTACCAAAAAATACCTATGTTAGTAATGGAGCCCGAAGGCTCCATTATATACTACTATTATAAAGTCCCTGCGGCTATGTCACCTGGGTTTTTAAGTCTAATTGGAATGTAAATAAACTCAACTGCCTTCATTGGTTCAATAGCAATGTCAACATACAACTCATTACGTGCAATACGTGTCGGTGTGTTGTTTGAATCATCACAGACTACCAAGTAATCGTAAACACCACGTTTTGCAACTAAGTCGTTAATTGCACCACTAATGATGTTTGAGATTTGATCCCGTGTAATCTTGTCATTTGGTTCAAACAAGAAGCCGTCACCAACTCTTGCAAGTGTTGTTCTAATATAGTTAACAAGGCGTGCAACGTTAATGCGATCAAGACTGCTTGTAGTTGCGTTACGTGTTTTCTGACCAAATACAACTAGTCCAATACCTGGTAAATTGGTAATTGGATTAATCTTGTTTTCGTACAGTGTATCACGCAAACCTACTCTAATACTGTTAGTTTCAAACTCTCCTGTTGCTGAGTTGATATAACCAATACTAGTAGCATTGTCTACCAAACCACGTCTTGTACCTGCTGGTGCAAACCACTGATATGCCACATTGTCGTTAAAGATCATTGTGCGCAGTGCCATGTGACTTGCAGGAACTACAATTGTGTTACCCTGCAAATCGCTAGTTTGACCTGCTGGATAATAAACACCCAAGTACGGATTTGCAGTTGCTAGTCCGTCACCGTTGGTGTTGTTACTCCAATTTGCAATATCAACAGCATTTGGTGCTAAACGTAATGGTGTGTCACCAATAACAAACGCTGTATTTTTGCGATCGTTGTTTAGTGCAACCATTTCATCAATAACTTCTTCGTAACCTGGTGTTGTAATAATGTTATAAGAATATTGATCTTCACGCACTTCTGTATTTGCTGTTATTGCACTCTGCATTGCGGCTACAACCATCTGTCGTTGTGCTTTGCGTCCTGCATTCATAGCACCAGTAGTTGCTAAACCACTAGCTGTTTGCCATGTGTCTTTAATAGTTGGCAATGCACCACTTGCGCCCGGAACTGCTGGTAAGTCAGGGAACGCTGTTGCATTAAACTTATTACTTACATATTGTTTAACATTGTAACCACTTCTACGCATGTTGAACAACAGTGTACCACGTGGATAAAGTCTATAGTCTGGTGCATCCTGGTCGATGTAATCACTTGCTAACAAACTTGTGATTGACGGTAAGCTACCTGTAATAATGTTTGTAGTACCATCTGTATCCCAACGTGCATCTGCAAACAAGATACCATTCTGGCTTGTTTGGTCTGTGTTGTCAATCAATCCCCAAGCAGTACCTGTATAACGATAAAGTTTTGGATAGTTTTCTAAGTCACTGCTGTCTAACCACAAATCGCCTGCAACTAGTGCGCTAACGCCGTCGCTTTGGAATGTTGGTTGGCTTGCACTAACTTGCACTCCATTGGCATCTGTTAGACTTAGATCATAACCACGTGCATCAGTGGTCGATCCGTCATAGTAACTGCTCTTATAGCCTTTCCATCCGCCTATGTCAGCTATCATAACATCAACTGTAGCGGCATCACTGTAGTACCAGTATGTGCCATCAGCTGGTGCTTGATATGGTGTAGTTGTGCTGTAAGTATATGTTAATGCTTCCCAGTTAGTCAATGCAAGAACACTACCGTATAGGATAGTACCTGTTGTGCTACTTGAGAAACCTGCATCTGCTGTTGGCGTACCTGATACGTCTGTTAGGTAAATGTCACCACCGTAGATATGAGTGAATGTAATAACATTTGTGCTACTTACACTGATATCTAATTCTGGAATATTAAGTGCTAAAACGTCACTAACAAAACTTGCTGGTGATGTACCACTTAAGGTTACTGTGTATTCTGTAATTGTTGCACTACCAATACTAGTAACACCAATCTTTAGTTGCTCACTAGCAGTAAATGGGTTAGCGGCTGTTGCTGTTCCACTTACTACGGTTTGACCGGCTACTCTACGACTGAATGGCTTGTAACCACCTGTGCTTGTACGTAGTGGATCATAAGC